GAATTAGGAGATCCCGATGGGCAGTGATTCGAAACCACTATGGTCAGCTCAAGGACACTACTATCCGCACTTTTCATGAATGGTACCCTCCTAAAATATTCGGTAGCTATCACGTAACCGACCATAATTATTACATAACAAAATTCCCAGGAGTACAATTAGAGATTTGTTATCGTGCTTTAGATCGGGAAGATCATGTTTCTAATCTTCTTTCTTTTGAGTTTACCGGCGCCTATTTTAATGAAGTAAGGGAAATTCCTTGGGGAATTATTGATGCTATGGATGGACGTATAGGTCGTTATCCTAAGAAAGATGACGTTGGAGAATATTGGCATGGGATAATTATGGATACGAATCCACCTGAAGAGGATTCGACTCTATATAAGAAAGCTGAAATAATACGTCCGGATAATTTTAAAATGTTTAAACAACCTTCCGGCCTCTCCATTCATGCTGAGAATACTAAACATCTTCCTAAAAATTATTACTCGAATCTCATTAAAGGTAAGGACGATATGTTCATTAGGGTTTATGTCCACGGTCAGTATGGTTATGTTGTAAGTGGAAAACCTGTTTTTGTTTCGTTTCGTGACAATATTCATGTCGCTCCACATCCTTTGGAGCCTATGAAGGGGGTTAATGTGTTGGTGGGGGTGGACTTCGGGTTATCACCAAGTATTATTCTTGGTCAGATTACTCCTTTAGGTCAGCTTCGTATTCTTGACGAATTAGTTTCAGACGGAATGGGACTTCTTCAATTCTGTAAAAACCAGCTCTTTCCTCTTTTAAGACAGAAATACTTTGGGATGAATATAATGGGATACGGGGATCCTTCCGGCATCTCTCGTGTTCCTACAGATGAATCAACCTGCTTCGATATTCTCCACAGTCCTGAAATTGGCCTGACCAACATTATTCCCGCTTCTACAAATGCTGTTATACCTCGGATTGGCGCTGTAGAATTCTTTCTAAATAAGATGTATGCTGGTGAGCCCGGGTTTGTTCTTTCCCCTAACTGCCACTTTTTACGTAAGGCTATGAATGGAGCTTATCATTACGATAAAGACCCTAAAGGCAACGGGGAAGAATATAAACCTATGCCTGTTAAGAATTTTGCCAGCCATTGCGCGGATGGTCTAGAATATCTCTGTATGTATGCAACCGAGAATGAGAATTTAGATAGGGAACGTAAAAATTTTCTTGCTAAACTAAAACAAAGAGAGTATCGTCCGGCAAGTTATGAGGTGGGATATTAGAAGTAAGACTGTGTCTTGCAGACGTAAAACCTCAATGTCTTGCAGACGTAAAACCTCTTAGTGCTATGATGGATGTAATACAAGAAACATTTGCTAAGAAAGAAAGAAACTCTGATGCTATGCAGTCATTCGGGCTCAGGTTACAGAATCAGTTTTCAGTAAACAAAGCCTACAGAAGACCCAAAGAATTAGAATGGCTGGAATCATTACGTCAATATAAAGGACTCTATGATCCCGACGTAAAACTTGAAGCTAATGCATCTAAAGTTTACCCCAAAATTACCAGATCAAAAGTTAATATTGTCCTTTCCCGTCTTCATGAAATGCTTTTCCCTGCCCAGGATAAAAATTGGGAAATTGAACCGACTCCTGAACCTCGTATATCTAAAGAAATTGTTAAGAAGATTGCTTATTCTCTTGTTGAGTTATCTCAAAATCCTGCGGATGGTTTAAAACCACCTCAACCTATTTTTCCTACCGCTGATGATCTCCAACTTGCAATTAAGAAATTTGCTAAAGCTACTTGTGAGAAGATGTCTACTGTAATTCATGATCAACTTACTGAAATGAAATATTCTGAGGAAACTAAAAAGGTTTTGAGGTCTGGACTTATGTATGGGACAGGGATAATGAAAGGCCCTATGATTGTTAATCGTACTAAGAGACGTTGGGAACCTACTACAAATGGAGACTATGAGGAACAAGTAAACGTAGAAGAGATCCCTGATCTTCAGTTTATTCGTATTTGGGACTGGTATCCTGATATGACTGTAGTTGATATAGACAAGATGACCGGTTCGTTTGAACGTCATATTATGAATAAGCATGACCTGAGACAACTCATGAAACGAACTGATTTCTATCCTGATATGATTGAGACTTTTCTTACTGAACATCCCGATGGTAATTATACTCCTCTAAATTGGGAAGTAGATCTTCAAGTTATCGAAATTGAGGCGGGAAGTGGTGTGGTTGGTTCTACTACTACTACTTCCGGTTCCAACGACGATCGCAGCCGTTCTACAAACCGTCAATTGGGTAAAAAATATGAAGTTTTAGAATTCTGGGGATATGTAGATGGGAACGATCTTGAAGCTTGTGGTCTTGACGTTCCTGATGTAACCCTTGAGTATGCTGCAAATATCTGGCTGCTTGGTTATAAGCCAATTAAAGCCGTTCTTTTTTCAACTGCGCTTGATCAATATAAGATCTTCTACTATGAGAAAGATGAAACCAGTATTTTTGGTGAAAGTCTTGCTCGTGTTATGCGTCATTCTCAACTCGCAATTGCTGGAGCTGCTCGTATGGTGCTTGACAACGCCAGTTGTGCTGCGGGTCCACAAGTAGAAGTTAATAGATCTCTTCTAACTCCAGGCACTGACTTTACTTCTTTTTACCCTCGTAAACTCTGGTTTCGAGAGGGTAGGGGAATTGATGCTCAGTATCCCGCTCTTCGTGTTTATGGCATTGATTCTCATATTACAGAACTCTTATCCATTATAGAAGCTTTCAAACAGTTTGGCGATGAGGAAACTACTCTTCCTACCTGGATGATTGGGCAAATGGTTCATAACGAAACTGCTCAGGCTGCCTCTGGACGTATGAATACAGTTGCTATGTCTATTAAAGATGTTGTCAAAAATTTTGATGCTTTTACTGAGAAGATTATTGGTGATATTTATGCTTGGAATATGGAGTTTAATCCTCGTACTGACATTAAGGGTGATTTTAACGTTAAAGCTCGTGGTGTATCCAGCCTGGTAATGAAAGAGATTCGTATGCAGGCGCTTGCTCAACTTAAATCCGTTTTGCAACCGGAAGACTGGGATTATATTCCTCGTAGGGAGTTCTTACAGGAGGTATTTAAGAGTCATGATATTTCTATGATCTTATTGCCCGAGGAAGAGGTGGCTAAAATCAGGCAAGCAAGAGAACAATCTATACAAATGCAGTTAGCAATTGAGATGCAAAAAGCTGAAGTTGGATATAAACGAGCTCAAACTATGGCTCAGTTATCCAAAGCAAAGGACAAAAACGTAGAGGCTATTATTAAGGCTCAAACGCCTATTGAAGGCGCCGGGACTACTGATTCTCGTCTTATTGAAGAGGAGATTGCTTTACAACAAACAGAAAGAGCAGGTAAAGAAGCTCAAATAAGACACGCAGAGGATCAACACGCTCTTGATATGCAGCATCAGAAGGAATCCCATCAGATGGAATTGGGAACAAAGATGGCAAAAACGGCTCACGAAATAGCCCTTAAACATAAAATGGCGGAACATGGAGCGGCAACAAAGGAAAAGGTAACTCCAAAAATTGTTGAGAAAGTTAAGTAGGGGGGGATATGTCCGATCAGCCTAAAGCTAAGTTAATTTTAAATCTTTACTGTTCTCAGTTTGACAATTCTATACGAAATCTCATTCAGCTTCTCGATGTTCTAATTGCTGAACTCCGTCTTGATAATGATACTGCTGACATAGATGGGGTAAGACGTAATCAGGGAGAAATTAAAGCGTATAATACACTTAGAGAGTTTATTTTGTATGGGTTGCCCTCTCCCTCTCCCTCTCCCTCTCCCTCTCCATGAAAAAATGTTGACATATTCGCAATAGTTTGTTATGGACAATTTAACCTACATCAGAACGATTACTAAACAGGAGGGAACTTCCGGTTTAGTTAATCATGTGATTCTTCGAAGGAATGATGTAATTGAACTTCTGAAGATGCTGGAAGGATTAAAAAAGCAACTTCAACCTTTATTAAAAAAGGAGAATGGTATGATGGTTTGAATCCGGTTTACACGGGTTCACGGTGGGAGCATCAATTGCCATAGTTTCTGTTAAATAGTTCTTGACATTTAACAACCTCGTATGTATTGTATTGTCCTTCCTGGGGCTACATGGTCTTGGCCTTGAGCCATAGAAACCGCCTGCTTTAGCTGATGGAGTTAGTTACATTCACGTCTAAATCTTG